GTTCAAATGAAAATATTGATTATAAAAAAATGTCATTAACCAAATTAAGGGAAATTGTTGTTGAGAGAAACTTGACGAGCGATTCATCTAAAATGAAGAAAAACGAGTTACTCAAATTACTTGAATAAATCACCAGCATAATAAAATAAAATTATATATTTTGTATAATTTTATTATAGCATTTAAATATATATGTCTTGGGGAACTTGTTATTCCGGTTCAAATAATATTCATTTTAATTATCCACCAATCATGGCAGATGGAAGAAATTATGCCACTTGGCAACCAGAGGCGGTTGTAAATAAAAGAATTCAACAACAAGAAAATATTAAAACCAGTTGGGAGTATAGACAATATTTAACCAATAATGGTATTGAAATCATGAAATACAATACATCGGAAGCATGTTATGATATGGGTCTTCCATCCCATATTCAAACAGGAAAAACACCATCATCGAACGTGCCATTGTTATATAAATCCACTTACGATAATGCTCGTCCAGGTTATGGATATAATAATAGTGACTTGAAATCACCATATTTAACTAGGGAGCAATTACAAGCGCGACTTATATCGCCTTCTATTGTTGTACCTGAATAGAATAGAATATGGAATAAAATATAACCAAAAAAGTATTATAACAGAAAAAGGATATAATATTTTTTATGTAAAAATAGATATAGATTTGTTATATATGAATCATTCTTGCCCTGATTCTTCGAAAATCTTGAGTATAGATGTGGGTATTAAGAATTTAGCATTCTGTCTTTTGGTAAAAAAAGAAGAAAATTATACTATTGAAAAATGGGATGTTATTAATTTAGCACAACAAACTGAAATGAAATGTAAAGAAAATGATAAAAATAATCAAGTATGTGATAAACCCGCAAAATTTACCAAAAATGGAAAATGTTACTGTTTAAAACATTCAAAGAAACAGGAATATCAAATTCCAAATGGTGAATTGAAAACCAATTTAAACAAGAAAAAAATCCAAGATTTGTATGATTTAGCGGAAAAATATAAAATAACATACACTACTCCTATTAAAAAGAATGAATTGATATCTATTATAAATGATTATATACATAATACATGCTTTGAACAAATTGAAAGTGATAGCGCATCGAAAATAGATTTAGTCACGATTGGCAGAAATATTCAGTCAAAATTTGACACAATACTGGAAGAACATTTACAAAGTATAGACAAGGTTATTATTGAAAATCAAATCAGTCCTATAGCGAATCGAATGAAGACAATACAAGGTATGATTGCTCAATATTTTATCATGAAAAATAATAATATTTCTATTGAATTTGTATCTTCTGTAAATAAGTTGAAGGACGCAAATAATGGCAAACCTGAAAAAAGTGATGAAAAAATGAAATATAGTGATCGTAAAAAAAAGGGGATACAAAAATGTTTAGAAATAATAACCAATGCGCATTATTATCAATCTTGGGAAGGCTTTTTTTCAAAACATACAAAAAAAGATGATTTAGCTGATTCATTTTTACAAGGATTATGGTATGTAAAGAATAAATTATAGCGAGATTTTAGTGAAAATAATTAAATATATTTTTTATATAAAATAAATATATTTATTATTCGTAAGACTTAAAATTATATGTTCTTATTAATTCATAAGACATGGATAATGAAATAATTGATATTTCAGAAATAAGTTTAAACGACTCACCTATGAAATTAAAATCAAGTAATTTTGGTGGTGGACTTGAATTATTAATGAACGACAAAATGAAAGAAGGTTCAAAACAACCAACCAGCGATATTCATATTGACGATTTAGAAAATTTAGAAAATGAATTAAATGATTTAGTTCATGATGATTTTCCAAGTAGAAACACTTATGAATCTAAATCTGGATTATTTGACGCAAAAATAGAGTCGTCATCATCATTTTCAAGTGAAAAACAAAACGTGAGATTCAACGATTCTGGCTCTAGTTCTGGTCCAAGTATTGGTCAGGCAACCGCGGACCAACACAGCGACGCTCAAACTTGGGACGGCTATGGAAAATTCAACAATATTCCAATGAACCCCGATAAACCAGGTCATGCTGAACCTCAAATGACCAAAGAGGAATTATTAAGGGAAAAATTCAAGTATTTAAGAAAGTTGGAAAGTTTGGAGGCGAAGGGTGTGAATTTAACAAAAAAATATACCATGGAATCACCTCTTGCCGAAATGCAGGGTGAATATGAAATGATTATGGAGGAAAAAACAAAACAAAATTCGATTAAATTCCAGGGCAACATGTTAATGGCTTGTATTAATGGTATTGAATTTTTGAATAACCGTTTTGACCCATTTGACGTCAAATTAGACGGCTGGAGTGAGCAAGTCAATGAAAATTTGACCGACTATGATGAGATTTTTGGAGAATTATATGATAAATATAAATCGCGCGCATCTATGGCGCCAGAATTGAAATTATTATTCCAATTGGGTGGCAGTGCTATGATGGTACACATGACAAACACTATGTTTAAATCCGCAATGCCTGGCATGGATGATATTTTACGACAAAACCCTGATTTAATGAGACAATTCCAATCCGCGGCAGCAAATTCCATGAGTCAAACCAGTCCTGGATTTTCGGGCTTTATGAATGGTCTCATGAATCCTGAGCAAATGAATGGTGGAGGACCACCGCCACCTATGGCGACTCAGGGGCCAAATGCGGTTCCTCCGTCGGTATCGCGAGGAGGTAACAATAGTTCTTATATGTCAAGACCTGATTTGAGTATGGGCTCAGGACGCAGTAATTTCAATGATGGTATTAATATTCGCGAAAATTTCGGGGGCATAAATGATGGGGAAAAAACCTCTAGACCATCTCGTCCAGAAATGAAAGGACCTAGTGATATTTCCGATATATTATCTGGTTTAAAAACAAAGACTATCAATATACAAGAATCATCGGCTCCGGTGCCAGTCGCAGTACAAAGACAAAATACAACAGCAACATCACAAAATGAAAACAGCACTATTTCAATCAGTGATTTAAAAGAATTACAAAGTGAGGGAACGATGCCTAAGAAAAGTAAAAGACGCCAAAAGAGTGATAAAAACACTTTAAGTTTGGATATTTAATGATTTGTTATAAATACAAAATAGAATAGAATATAAAAATGTATTTTTATTTAAAAATATATTATACATTTTTATATGGAAGATACGAATACAAATATAAATGACTTTGAATATGATTTAATTATTTGTGTATATGGTTGCGATACGATTCCAAAATATAATGAACAAATACGTGTGATAAATGATACTTGGGGAAAATTATGCAACACAAGTGAATACAATGTAAAACTTTTATATTTTCTGGCAGAAAAAACGAATGATGATTCTTTTTTTGGAGATATTTATATTCATTTGCCCGGTGTATTGGACGATTATTCATCCGCATCACATAAACAATATCAAGGATTAAAATATATTCATGAAAATTTTAAATATAAATATGTATTTTGTTGTGGTACAGACACTTATGTGAACGTACCAAAAATGTTGGAACTCAAATATTTTTTTGACCACAATTTAAATTATTTAATTGGAGGTGATACTGGATACAGAATAATTAATAGTTGTAAATATTTATTTTTTTTTGGTGGTGCTGGATTTTTATTAACAAAAAAATCACTATCATTATTGTATCCATTAATACCAAATATTATGGATAAATGGACTGAAATATGTATTCAAAATAAACCCAAGACTGATATAGACCTCGATGATAAATCTTATAATTTAATTAAACATCTCATTCTAAGTAAAGAACATATTGATTCTTGTGACGTTTCCATAGCGTATTTTTTACAATTACCCGAAATAAATACAAAATTATTAATTTTACCAAAATTGTTTTATTTTTGTAACTATAAAGGTTTCACATATGACGAACTTGTACCAATATATGATATAAAACCGGTATATACTGACCACATTATAACCTGTCATTTAATGACCACACAAGACTGTTATGATTTTACTAAATTATTAGTTGAAAACTCTTATTATAAAGATATTTCCATATTTTCATCGAATAATGTTGATGAACTTATTAAAAATAAGGAACTACGTTATTTTTTTAAACACAAAATAATAAATGAAAAAAACTCATCAAATGAAAAAAACGCATCAAATGAAAAATAATAATTATTATCAAAATAACTATATAAATATTATATAATTATTACATTATTATAATTATGAGTGAATTAAAAATCGCATTAATCACTGGTATTACTGGTCAGGACGGGTCTTATTTGGCAGAATTATTATTGGAAAAAAACTATCATGTATGGGGTTTAATTCGCCGCGCTTCAAATATAAATACTCAACGTATTGAGCATATTTTCAAACAATTAAACCTTCGTTATGGTGATTTGAGTGACGGCATAAATTTATCCAATATTTTGAATGAAATATACAACACCTATAAAGAAAATGTCGGCGTTTTAGAAGTATATAATTTGGGCGCCATGAGTCACGTAAAAGTCTCTTTTGATATGCCCGAATACACTGGAAATGTCGACGGGTTAGGAACACTTCGTCTCTTGGAAACTCTTCGCAATTCGAGCATTCCATTGGAAAAAATCAGGTTCTACCAGGCATCCACGTCGGAAATGTTTGGTAAAGTCCAAGAAGTTCCGCAAAAAGAAAGCACTCCTTTTTATCCACGTTCGCCTTATGGTGTTGCCAAGGTATACAGCCATTGGATTACCAAGAATTACCGGGAGGCATATGGCATGTATGCTTGTTCTGGCATTCTTTTCAATCACGAGTCGCCACGAAGAGCGCATAATTTTGTTACCAGGAAAATAACGATTGGACTCAATAAGATATTAACAGGTCAAGACACGAAACTTGTTTTAGGAAATATTTATTCCAAAAGAGATTGGGGTCACGCCAAAGATTATGTTCGAGGTATGTGGTTAATGCTACAACAAGACCACGCAGAAGATTATATTTTATCTACCAACGAATTTCACAGTGTTAAGGAATTTGTTGAAAAATCGTTCGCAATGAAGGGATTTGATATTCAATGGAGAGGCGAAGGATTGAACGAGGTCGGTTATGACGCAAAAACCGGGCGTGAACTGATTTTCGTATCGGAGAAATATTTTAGACCCACTGAAGTAGATGAATTGTTGGGAGATTCTACCAAGTCGCGCACTGAATTGGGGTGGACACCCGAGTATAGTTTTGATGATTTAGTGAAAGAAATGGTAATTCAAGATTGTGGATGTTGAAAATAATTTATTTGATTTAGAATATAATACATAATAATTATTTTATTGTATTATATTAGTATATTTGAATTGTAGATGAGTAGTTTTATGAATATGAATAATTATGAAAAAGAAGAACAAAAAGAAGAAGTAAAAATGTATATGGAAGATAGAGTATTAGAAGCTATAAATAAAATTCCATTAGAAGAACAATACTTATTAATCATTGTATTATTTTTAAAATTTGTATTTTGTTATGGTGTTGAAAATACGACAGTTTTTATCATATTTATTTTAAATTTTTTGAAATTAAACACAAGTAGTGAGAATAATGATTATTATAATTTCATTCTGGATGTATTGACATGGTTGAATGAAAACTTACAATTACTTGTAGATAAATATGTAAATACG